AAGCGCAGGAATAGTTTTATCAGTGTACTTCTGTAACGACTTAACATCAGAAGACATTGCACTTGCCCACCAAATGGCAGAAACTGTTTGGCCTATAATAAAAATAATAGCGCCTATAAGATAAGTTGGTATATTCATAAACTTTTTTCAGGAAAAACAGGATCAGGATTAACGCTAAAAGAAGTGCCGTTGCTTTGGCCTGCCCATATAATGCAGGCCTCTTCTTCAGTTTTTACACGTCTTGTAACAACTACAGTAGACGTTGTGTTTTCCTTGTTTACAAATAATACAATCGTTGTATCTTGACTCATGTGGCTCATGACCATAGGTATTTCACCATAGTCATTTGCCAGATGGTCCACCATACTCATGAAGCTTGGCGTGCATGCCAAAGTAAACGGTGCATCAAAATGATACATGTCCTCTGGCGGTTCTTGTTTAGCTAAAGAACTATTTGATATTAAAAGAAAACAAAGGAGTAATTTTTTCATTAGTCATCCACACAATACCCCGATACCCAATATGTCGGTTGCACGTATGGTAAAACTCCATAAGGAAACTTGCGTGGCTGTTTTTCGTAAAAAGCTTTTCCGTTTGACATACGGTAGGCTACTCGCCTAGGCTGGTATGTCTTTCGTCCTATTCTAGCTTTTCTTGCCATTAGTAAGCTGCCTCTGCTTCCGGTTCCAAATTCCTGTAACTTCTAACTACAGGAGGTGTAGGATCTATATCGTATATTCTGGATAATGCGTCCAAAAAGTCTGGGTGAATAGTAGGAAAAAGATTATATTCATTGTCTCTTACCCACTTAACAAGATCGTATACTTTGTCATTTTCATCTTTACAAAGAATTTTTTTAGATAAAAGAAACTCTTGTTTCCTTTCTTTTAAATCTTCTTGCAAAGATGTTAGCATATTTTTATCTGTTGGGTAAGGCCAAAAGAAAGAACCATCTTTTAGATCTGGCTCTAATCTTTGTATCCTATCCTTTTTGGATTGTGACCCTCCACCACCAACCCAGTTTAACTCGTATATTGGAAAGTTACTTCCTTCTATACGCATCATCTCTTTAAAATGCTCAATGTCGCTTTGAGCACCGTAACGCTCATAGCCTACTTTTACTTCTCTAACTCCCGGAGCTCTTTTCCACTTGGCTCTTAACTTCTTTAAATAATCCCATCTTTCAGACAGGCTCATTCTATGACAAGCGCCATCTAAAAGATATTTGTTGTAGTTAGCATCAACACCAACTACGCACATTGCTGTTCTGTTTGACTCTTTCTTTTTTGAGCTAGCTGGGTCAACAAGTATATACACATTCATAGTGTACGGCCTTACTTCCCACTCTCTCCACCATTCTGACTTAAACGCAACATCGCTACCAGCAATTGGATTAAGAAGTTGTTGGCAAGCTACTGTATAAGTAGATGTTGTTTTCTTAATCTCTTCCCATCTATCTGGAGTGAGGAAGATTGGTATACCATCCATTTGCCCATTATGGGTAGCAGTGTGTATTCTAGGTTTAACTGCAGCTCTCTGCAAAATCGTACCATACGTATCACCGTATGAATACCTAGTTCCAGCATACTGATATCTAGGATTATGAGTAGACCCCAAGTTAAGGGATAACTCCCACTGTGTGGTCGTCTTTGCTATTTGTTCTGGAGTAGAAACGCTTTCCTGAACAACAACGTCATCGTAAATAATCAACTGAAAGTGGCGACCAGTAGGCTGTCCGTCTACCAAACCGTGAGCTTCTACAGTCTGCTCTTTAGGGTTTGACTTTCTCTTTACACAAATGCCTTCGTTTTCTGCCCACTTAGAGGCTTGCTGCCTAGGTTTCTCATAAAGAATATCTGGAAACAAAGCCTGCAACTTTTCGTTTGATTCAAGCTCTTGCATTACCTGACGAAGAAAAGGTTTAGCCTGCTTAGATGAATAAGATAGTATGCCTATGGTTATGTCAGGATTGCAAAGTATTTCTTGAACACAACCAAGAAAAGTTATTATAGTACTTTTATAGTGAAATCTGGCCCAAAGATCGAGTCTTCTATCTTTGTCACTTTCGACTTCACGGCATCTCTCATATATCCACGGATGTAACATGTCGTGGCGGTTGCATAAAAACACGCCAAGATAATACCTGTCAAGCTGCCCAAGAGTACGAACAAAGGAATCATCAAGGTTAGGATCATTATGACACTTAGCATATGCATTAACCACTTGATCATACTCAGCATTTTGCGCCCACTTTGCAAAGGCAACCGCAGCTTCAGCATTTTTAGTGTTTGCATATACATCTTTTGAAATTTCTGGTAATGTCACTTTTTCTTATAGCCTGAAGCATAGGCAGCTGCCGCTTGCTTTTCGGCTTGAGCACGAGTGGGGTAACACTTGCCGCTGTCACCCCACTTGTACCCTTTCTTCCCGTTTTTTAGACTACACCTTTTTATCGGCATCTACGTCAGGACCCCTCAAGTGTTCAGAAAACTCGCTTTTCTGGTCTTCTTTCTTTTCAACAATTTTGAACAGGATGGAACCATCCTTTTGAACTTCAGTCCTATAAGTTGTAGGGACAAGTTTCCATACCGTGAACTCTTCACTATTAGTTGGAATCGAGCTAAGCATCGACTCCATCCTGTCCATTGCTGATTCTACCATTGCAAGAGGAGTACGATGTCCAGTAAAACCCATCATACGCTCAAACATACGATCCATTGCTCTAAATTGATTTGCTACCATTTTTTTCTCCATGTTATACACCTATTTTACACCTATGTTATGGCCTGTAACCAGACCGCTTTTTAATTATTATATTTTGAAGGCAGACCAAATGCCTTAGACCAAGTGGTTCTTACCCATTCAAGCTCGCTTGGCCTATCAAAATAATACTGTATTTGCTGATCAGAAAGACCTTTCATCCAAGGCTCTACGTAATCTAGTTGCCCGCTTTCAAGCATAGATGCAACTATTCCATCATTTCTTGATCCTACAGAAACCCCTCCTGCTCCTCTAGCGCCTTGAGTATTAATCTCTTGAACATTTCTAATTGCTTGCTCAACAATCCCCGGATTTACATTAAATCCTAATGCGTCCAAAGCAGCTTTTATTCCTTTTGCTGCAAGCCCAAAAGTGCTATAGTTTGTATATGTGTCAAGAATAGATCTTATTGTCCTCCCAAAAGGGGTTTGTGCTTCTCTATAAGCTTTCAAGAGCCTGTCTACTTCAGCACCTTCTTCTGGTGAAAGTGTTCTGTCTGTAAGAGAGGGCATACCCATTTTAACTCTTTCTTGCTCTCTAAATCCAGCTGGAGTAGATAGGTCAAATGATCTTTGAGCAATCTCAGCTTGCGTCAATCCTTTTTCAGTTCCTTGTGGATCGTCTAAAGTTGTTGCGCCTGTTAAGGCTCCTTGCATACCTTGCATGCCGGCCATAGAAGGAGATGTAACTACTCCCTGCATTCCTCTCATACCTGCCATAGATGGAGATGTAATTGCTCCTTCCATTCCTCTCATGCCTGCCATTGAAATTCCAACAGGATCGTCATCTTGAGTAGCAAACGCGCCTTTTGAGTCCATAACAGCGGCAATTGCATCAGCGTCATCAGTTCCCTGATTGAAACCTAGATTAGCTGGATCTACAGCATTATCTAAATTTACAGAAGGAGAACCAACTGAAGACCCCATAACTTGTGCTTCAACCGCTGCGTCTCTGTAAGCTGGATCTCTAGATTCTTGAGCCGCTTGAGCAGCAGCTTGAGCAGCAGCAGCTTCTTCCCTAGCATTTAATTGTGCGGCAATATCTGCAGCGGCAGATTTTTCTGGAGACATAGGCGAAGGAGTAGCAGCTGTTACTCCCATTGCCCTAGCAATAGCTTCTCTAAAAGCCTGTGCGGACTTCTCTCGTGAAGACTGAGCTCTTCCCCCACCTCCAAAAGCTCCAGCTCCCATTCCCTCACCGGGAGCGTTACCGGGGCCATCCGTTCCCGGCCCTGACGCCGAAGATCCTCCGGGAGCGGAATCTGGTCCGCCACCCATTCCCCCGCCTGCAGTGCCTCCAGCTCTCGCCATATTAGTACCCCTTCGCAGCCTTCTTCTGCGTTTTCTTCATAGGTTTGCTAGCATACGGCTTAGCCTTCTTTGGTTTAATTTTAGCGGGCATTTTTTTCATTCCGTATCCGGGCATATTAGTTTAGAAGCTCAGGCTTCTCCTCCGTGCTAGCTGTTAATTTTTCAATGATTGAGTCAACATCAACCGCTTTTTTAACTTCAACGGTTGTAGTTTTATTCTCTGTTTTTTCCACTTCTTGTTTAGAATAAGTAGAACGATAGTTAAATTTATTAACCATCATAAAGGCATATAACGATGTGTTAAATGACTTATTCTCTAGGTTGTCTCTTCCAACTTGAATCCAATAAGCTTCTGATGCCTGAATACCCAATTCAATGGTGCGCTGAAAATCTCCTTTTCGCTCATCCTTGAGCCAACGGTAAAACGTAGATTTGTGGATGCCAAGAAATCGACATACCTCAACGACTGTTGCGCCTGCAGCAAACATGTCGATTACTTTCTTTTTATTGGCTGTAGTCCATACACTGGAGTGGACTACTTGACCATCTCTACGTTTAACAGACATTATAGGGCTTTCATTCCTTTACGGCGGCCAGTTTTTCCTACTGAGCTTTCTTTGTATTTTTTATACGACGTAGTACCATACTCTTTTCGTTTCATAGTGTCTGTCATATTGTCCCAACGAGCCTTGCTCATGGTACTGGAAGATCTTTTAGCCTTATCTGCGCCAGCCCCCGCCGTAGATTTTCCTGCGCTTTTAGGATTGCCGCCAGGAGACGACTTCATGCCGCCCGGACGGCCACTTCTGTTTTTACCCGCGCCCATTCCTTTGGATCCAAAATTATCTGGTCCACCACCCTTGCCCATTCCGTATGCCATATTTATCTCCTAATTGAGGTTTAAGGTGGGGCCTTGCCAGCAA